CGCTTTGGTTAAAAACCTGGGCGTGGAAGCCATAGATATGCGAGACAGCGGCGGTAATATAATCTTCCAGGCAAAGGACGGTAACGTAACCTGCAAAACCGGCACGTTTGACGGCATAACTGTAACGGACGCCCTTATTAAGCGCCAGCGTAACCCCTTTACCCAGATTAACGGCAGCTTTACGGCCCTGGACGACGATACTATGCACACGCAGTATCTGTCCAGCCACGTATACGTTACCCTGGGCTGGGACGTGAAGCAATCCGGGCGGCGTATTACAGTGCTGGGTAGCGCCACTTTCCAGGCACCCGCGGATAGTACGCAGCACTACTACTTAGACGGTAAAGAAGTGCAGACCTTTTTAAGTACCCGCGAAATGACAGAATTAGTGGGATGGGGCACCGCTTCTAAATTCTACGGCTGGGTAGTAGTAGAGCGCCACGCTTTCCGTACTACGTATTTCCAGGGCCGCCAGCTGGACACCGTAGCTTACGGCATCGTGCAAGGTAGCAGCAGCGGCGTGTCCTTTGTGCAAAAACGTATAGGCTACAGCGGCGACGGCGATATTTACGTTACCCGCTACGCTACCGGCGTGTATTTCCTTTGGGTACCGCTGGGCTGGTTTTACAGTGCTAACTATATCCACTGTATGGTCTGCGGCCGCGGTAACAACAAAGGCAGCGGCGGCAGTAGCGGCGAGGGAACCGGCCCTGTATACGCGCAGGTATATGGCGTTACTACGGCCGCCTACAACGGTACGAATATGTACCGGATAGAAATACACACCGCAGACGACAGCAGCGAAAACGACGGCGGCTTTTACTTTGAGCTAAAGAACTTTGGAGCCTGGGACGATAACAGCAATTAACAACCTTTTAACAGTATAGTATTATGGACTTAGAACCCAAATTGCTTAGCGGCCAGACCGCTACCGCCACTGTCGCAAGTGGCGAAAAATTCGTAAAGGTGGACGGCAACGGAAATACCACCTTAATTACCCTGGACAACCTGCGCAGCCAGCTGCTGGGTGGCCAGAGCCTTAACGCGCTGGAAGACGGCATATTTATTATGACGCACCGTAAAAGCGACGATTACCCGGTTATGTACAAACCGCACCTGTGGACGGCCCAGCAGAACGCTGGCGAAATCGCAGACGGCGTGGTAGTCGTAGAGGGCGGCAAAGTGCTGGTGGTGGCTCCTACTGAGTGCGACGACGCCGGCCTGCTTTGGTCTTCCGAAGCCGTCAGCGGTGGCGGTGTTACCACGTCCGACCGTGTAACCGCCTACAACGACTGGGCCGGTAAGACAAATACCGCAGCCCAGATTACAAAGCCACAGTGCCAGGGCGCAAGCTACGCCCCCGGTTTCTGCGCTGCCTACAGCCGCACCAACGCTAACGGCAAGGGCCTTACCGCCGGTAAGTGGTGGTTACCGTCCCTGGGCGAAATGATGATGATCTACGCCAATATGACGAAGATTAACTACGCCCTTAGCCTTATTTCCGGTGCGCAGCAGCTGGCTGCTACCTGGTACTGGACTTCTACAGAGTACGGCGCGACGTACGCCTGGTATCTGAGTCTTAGCAGCGGTTATATGAACAGCCTCACTAAGGCCAGCGACAGGAACAGGGTGCGCGCGGTTTCAGCATTTATTGGTTAATCTTTAGTAGTCAGTCTTTAACCTTTCAAGTGTGGCGGCAGCCACACTAAAGCTTAGCATTAAGGTTTTATGGCAAACAAAGTTAAGCTGGTTTCCAGCACCCGGATATACTTAGACGCTAACGCGCTCCTGGATCATATTCTGGACATAACGCCGAATTTCCCGCGCCAGTACAAATACAGCGTGGGCGCGAAGATGCACGAAATAGGCGTGGAACTGATACAGGACATAGCGGCGGCCTACCTCAACAGAGACAGGGAAACGCGGATAGGGTACCTGGTGGCTTTCCAGATAAAATTTGAAACCCTTAAAACCTTAATGCGAAAGGCTGGCGAAAGAAAATGGATTACTTCAAAAGGGCGGCACGCACAGATAGTGGAACTTATGGACGCTATCGGCAAGCAGTGTACAGCGTGGAAAAATTCGCTTATATCGACCCCGCAAGGCGATACTGGCGAATAAGCGCCAGAACCAGGTAAGGCCCCGGCCGCCTGGGCGTGCGTTTTCCGTAATAAATGGGCCGTATACCGCCATTTGCGGTTAAGAACAAGATAATACGGCGCAGACTGCGAGCCTTTCCAGAGTACAGCGCGACGAACGCCTGGAATCTGAATCTTAGCAACGGTAATATGAACAACAACACTAAGGCCAGCAACAGGAACAGGGTGCGCGCGGTTTCAGCACTTCTTACGGAAACAGGTATTTAGAACAATACATAGAAACACTTAGATAGATGGTTACTACGGACGATATGCTACAGGCGTACTATGACTGCCGCAAACGAAAGCGGAGAACAGCCAGTGCGGTGGTATATGAAATGGACTACGAAGCGCGCCTAATCGCGCTGCGCGACCGGATCAATACCCGGCAATACGCGCCCGGTAAGTCTATTTGCTTTGTCGTAACACGTCCCAGATACCGCGAAGTGTTTGCCGCTTCTTTTGAAGACCGAATAGTACACCACTACATAGCGCTGCGCCTGGAACCGTTATTTGAACGGATATTTAGCCCGCGCACGTTTAACTGCCGCAAGGGCAAAGGCCAGCTGTACGGCGTTAAGATGCTGGAAGACGACCTGCGCACAGTAAGCCAGAACTATACCCGCAGCTGCTGGGTACTGAAATTAGACCTTAAAGGCTTCTTTATGAGCATCGACCGCAAGATGCTGGCCAAAATGATAGACGCTTTTATAGTCAAGTATTACACCGGCCCGGATATAGAAGACCTGCGCTTTGTCTGCCAGGTGGTAGTATTGCATAGCCCCGAAAAGAACTGCGAACGCCACAGCCCGCTAAAGTTTTGGGACTACCTGCCGCCGCACAAATCCTTTTTTACCAATACGCCCGGCAAGGGCGTAGCCATAGGCAACCTGTTTGCCCAGCTTTTCGCAAACTTCCTGCTTAACCTGCTGGACTGGTACCTGGAAGAACTGGGCATAACCCACCACGGCCGATACGTGGACGACTTCTACGGCATCCACGAAGACAAAGCCGTGCTGCTGGCTGCTATCCCGAAAATCCGGCAGAAGCTGGCCAGCATCGGCCTGGCCCTTAACGAAAAGAAATTTTACCTACAGCACTACACCAAAGGCGTAGAGTTTACCGGTATGATCGTGAAGCCCGGCCGCACTTACATTTGTAACCGGGTGCTTACTAACTTTATCGTGGCGGTGCGGCGTCTCAACGCAGCCAAAGATCTGCGCCAGGTACGCCACTGCATCTGTAGTATAAACAGCTACCTGGGCTTGCTTCGCCAGTGTAACGAATACGGCAAGCGGGTAGAAATTCTGCAAATGATCCAGCCGCAGGCGTGGCAGTATATCTACATAAAGGGCCACTACGAAATAGTCTGCCTGCGTAAGAAATACAAACCAAAAACAATAACACTACAGCGTATAAGGGATGGCGACTACTAAGACCGAACCGCTGCTGGTGCTTCGCAGCGACACACTAAATACCGACCTGGTGCAGTACCTTTCGGCCCGCTACCTGGTAACGGTGGAAGCACAGGAAAACGAAATTATCTACGAACTGTTTAACCGTCCTACTGAAAAATGAACGAAGCAATACTAAACTATCTTAGCCACCTCTACGGCCACGTAGTGCTAATCGTGGTAGCTACCGCAGCCCTTATCTTCGCTATGGGCATAGACCTTATTTTTGGCGTCCGCAAGGCTAAACAACGCGGCGAGGCTACCACGTCCACAGGCTTTAAGAAGACTTGCGAAAAAGCCCGCAAATACTTTTCGCCGTACCTGGTGCTGGTGTGCATCGACCTGCTGGCGGCAGTGCTGCTGCCGGTGCCGGCTTTCTCGATGCTTTGGGCCGCCTACTGCATCTACTGCGAGTTTAAGAGCGTTAGGGAAAAAGCCTGGCAGAAAGAAGAACTGCGCAAGGCCGAAAAGACTATGAACGTAATAATAGAGAACAAAGACGACATAGCAAAGCTGGTAGCCGCCGTCCTGTTTGAACAGCAGGAAAGCCGCAAGGCCACCGCAGCACCGGAAGAACCAGACCAACAGTAACACGTTATGAAAAAGATAGACGCTATAGTGATCCACTGCACGGCCACCCGCGCCGGGCAAGACGTGCGCGCTGCCGATATTGACAAGTGGCACAAAGAAAGGGGCTTTGCCGGCATCGGCTATAACTACGTTATCGACCTGGACGGCAAGATAGAGACCGGGCGGCCGCTAACCAAAGACGGCGCCCACTGCAATACTGCCGGCCTGTCCGGGCTGGCCTACAACAAACACAGCATCGGTATAGTGTACGTGGGCGGCCTGGACAAAAACGGAAAGCCCGCCGACACCCGGACGCCCGCCCAGAAAAAGGCCCTGGCCGAACTGGTGTACCAGCTTATCGACAAATACCCTATCGTGGAAGTGATCGGCCACCGGGACGCCAGCCCGGATAAGAACGGCGACGGCAAGATTACCGCTAACGAGTGGATAAAAGCCTGTCCGTGCTTCGACGTCCGCGCCGAATTTCCCATAGCCATTTGTACCGCAAAAAAGAAGTAGCTATGAAAAGACTAATTACCTTACTGTGCTGCGCCCTGCTGCTGGCAGCGTGCAGCGTCGTACGGCCCGGCATCCCGGTAGAGCTGCCGCAGATCGTACACGACACCGTATACCGTAACACCGTCCAGCACGACACGCTGCGCCTGGTACAGCACTACCGCGATACCGTAATACAGCGGGACAGCGTGTACGTCGAGGGCCAGACCGTCTACAAGGAAAGGACGGTATACAAGACCCGGACGGCCCACGACACCGTACAGGTGTACCGCTACCTGCGCGATACTATGTACGTACACCAGCGCGATAGCATAAGCGTGCCTGTGTACATAGACCGCGTGGAAAAAGTGAAGTACACGCCAGCCCCGGTAAAAGTGCTGGCCTGGACAGGCGGCCTGTGCATTATAGCCCTGCTACTTTGGTTACTATTCCTATACCTTAAGCGCAAGTTTTAACACGCCACCGTTTCTGTTAAAAGTGCAACCCCGCGCCCGGCTGTGAAGTCCGGCGCGGTTTTTCTATATGACGCGATCGCTGGCGAAGTAGTCCAGCACCTGCCGGTTAGCCGCGTCGGCTTTATCCTGGCTGTACTTAATGTATATGCCGGTAACGGTGCTGCCGTGTTTATGGCCCATAGCTTCGCTAACCGTGTCTTTGGGTATATCCAAGTCTATAGCATAGTTTGCCCAGCTGTAGCGCGCCCAGTACCAGGTTAGGCCCGGCTCCAACTTCCGCAGCAAGTCGTTACAATTCATACGGAAGCAGCTAACCTTTTCGGCAAAGCAAAGCAGGTGCGTTTTGCCTGGGTATTTGTCGATAATGGCCTGCGCTTCCGGCTGTACCAGGATGCTGTAATTTTTGCCTGTCTTCGCCCGCTTATAGTGCAGGCGGCCGTTTACTATTGCATCTTTCGGCAGGGCCAGCAGATCGGCCATATTTATGCCGATAAGGTAGAAAGAGAGCATAAAAGCGTCTTTGTACATAGCCGTTTTGCCCTTTATCTGCGTATCCCTAATACGGCGCAGCGTCTGTACCGGCAAATTACGCATCGGCGTGTCTGTTTCGGCCCGGCTGTCTATCTTTTTGTAGGCCGGGTTTACCTGTACGCCGTCGTCTTCCGCATACTTTATAACCGTCTTTACGACCTTTAGGTATTTCGATACCGTGTTACGCTTTAGGCCGTCGTCTTCCATCTTCTTTATCCAGGCTTCAAACCAGGCGTAGGACAGATCGCTAAACCGCAGCGTGTCCGGATCGCAGTACAGGGCCAGCCGGTTTTTAGTGGTTACGTAGGATACCTGGGTATTCGGCGTCTTCAAGTCCCGCACCCTGTCTATGTAATCGCCCACGGACGGCACGCCCACGGTAGGGGCTGACAGCTCCAAGTTAGTAAGCATCTGCCGCAGCTGGGCCGCAGTGAGCTTTCCAAACTGGCCGCTTTCGCGCAGCTCCAGCACCCGGTTATTAGTCTGTAGCAGCAGGGTGCCCAGTATATTATTTATGCGCCTGGCCGCTTTGCCTGTGCAGACCTGTAGCCGGGCGTCCCAGTCTTCCGGCTTTAGATAAATCCCTGTGGCCAGGTACAGGTTAGTACCGAAGCCGACTTTAACCTGGACAGGGTACGTACCGTCCTTTAGTGGCCGGCGCACGTCCAGCCGTAAACACGATTTTGCCATAGTAACACACCTTTTGTTTGCTGAAAATTTGCTGAAAAATACTACTTTTTGCGCCTTTATCTACCACTAAACGCCAAAATTTAACAGGGTATTTGCTGAAATATGGGCCAAAAACACCGGCTTAATTTTTCGCTATTAGACTGATTACCAACACTTTAACCGCCTAAAAATTGACAAATTCTGTCAAGTCCCCTTTGGTATAGTGGTATTATATTTTGGCATTGATTTACAATTAGTTATAAGGTTAATTTTGCGTTTGCTTAGAATTTGCTGAAATCCGTTTAAACTGGATGGCTTCGGCGGGTATGCCGGTAGCCACGCCGTCAGCGCCCACGATAACACCCGCAGGCGTAGCCGTGAACGTGTCCGCGTCGTCGAAGTGTACCTGGATCGTAAAGCCTGTTACCGGCCCTACCTGGGTAAAGTCCGGCTGGCCTTTGGCGGTAAAGACGTAATCCGGGTACCGGCCTGTAGTCGTAAAGCCGGTTACCCGCACGGCGGGTTTACCGTCGGCGAAGTTTTCCTGGAATGAGACACAGGCGCCCCCGGCTATAACTATTTCCTGCCGGGCGTCGCTTCGGTAGATACCGTCTATCTGGCTGTCCAGTTTTGTACAGGCCGCAGTCCACACCAGGGCTACGGCCAGCAGCGCTATTATACGTTTCATTTCTCCAACATTTTTAGCAGCTGGGCTATCTGCCTGTCTTTTTCCTCAATGATCGACAAGAAACGGTTTACCACGGCGCTGTCGTTTCCGTTAGTGGTGTTACCGCTGCCGGTTATGGCCACGCCCGGCGTTTCGCCGTACAGGCTGGCTATGCTGATCCCGAACACCGCGCTAACCTTTTCCAGCAGCCCGCTTTTGACGTCTGCGGCATTTAGCGCCTGGTTTAGATGCTGCGGCGTCATATCTAAAGAACGTGCCGCAGAAGCCATTGTATAGCCGTTTTCGGCTATAATCTTCTTTAATTTTTCGCCAGTCATAAACAGAACCGTTAAAATTTTTTCTAAAAAATATCCACTTTTGTTTGCAGATATAAATTAAAGTGTTTACATTTGCAGGCGGTATGAGTGAGTAAGTAACCCACCGCCGACAAATAAAACTGCCAGGGTCTTTGCCCCAACACACACGTAACACACCTGCAAAGATACAGCAGTTTTTCTAATCGGCCAAAGGTATAAGTAAGTAAATAAGTAACTTTTTGTAAAGCACTATGGCAGAAAAGGAAAAACAAGCCGACGTTATCGACCTTTCCGGGTGTATGCAGTACAACCCGGAAGACCTCAAAAGCGAACTGCGGAACGTCCGCGCAGTTATCGTGTCTATGCTGGGTTACGCCCAGAACGTGGACACTGTGCAGCTGGCAAACGCCCTGTACACACTACAGTACCTTACCGAAGACGTACAGTACAAATAGAAGTATTTATATGGATAGAGTAACCAGGGACGCACTGCGGGCTATGGCCATCGGCGAAACGCGCAGCTTTGATCTGCCGAACGCGCAAGCCTGCGATAACGGCAAGTCCGTAGCGTACCAAATGCAAAATCTGCTGCGCTGCCGCTTTTCCGTTTCGACGGACTACGTAAACAACCGGCTAACTATAACGAAGTCTGCGTTATGAAAAAGGAAGTAATCTACTTTACCCTTATGCTGCTGGCTATCGTAGCCGGTCTGCTTCTTTGGGAAGCTTCGCCCGCTATCGCGGACAAGCTGCACACCGAAACGCGCTATACCGACCTTATAGCGTATTCTATGGCCCTGCCGGGTATCATCTTTTCCGGCCTGTTTAACGAAGCCCGCGAACAAAGAAAGAAGACGTTATGCGAGTAGAAAAACCCATAGTAGTAGAAGACGGCCTGTACAACCAGAAGCAGGCAGCCGTCTTGCTGGACGTGGACAGGCACACCGTGGCCCGCTACGAAGCCGACGGCCTTATAGTCTTTAAGTCCCGCAAAGCCGGTGGCCGCAAGGTTACCACTGGTAAAGAAATCCTGCGCTGCTGGGGCGAAGTGTACCACCTGTAAACCCTGCCGCCGTTATGGACTTTTTACGCAATTACCCACGACTAAATATCGGCCCATCTAAGGGCGACAAACGGTTTTATTTTGAAACCCAAAACGGCGTTAGCGTGGTAGTGTGCGACACATACGACGGTAAAAACTGGATAAGACTCAATACTGTAGATAAATCCCTAAAATCCCATTAGCGATATGTTAGAAATCAAAGTAAACGTACAGGTAGGCGTAACGCCCGAAGTGGCCGCAATCGCTACCGCCATCCTCAACAGGCAGCCCGCCGCAGTTGAGGCCCCCAAACCCGCTGCCGCACCGGCAGCCGATCCCGAACCGGAAGCACCGGCACCCTCCAGGCGTGGACGCCCTAAGAAAGAGCAGCCCGCAGCAGAACAGCCGCAGGCCGCTGCACCCGAAGCACCGGCAGAACCTGCCGCCCCTGCTGCCGATCCCGCACCCGCCGACACTGGCGATATGCCGGATAACGTCTATTACCCGCAGGAAGAAGACGTACGCACGGCTATGCACAAGACCCGCGAACGCATCGAGGGCGCCGACTACAAGGACAAACCCAGCGACGACCTGCACCGCGCCGTTACTGACGTCTTCAAGGCCATAGCTAACGAGCTGTCCGGACAGAAGAAGCCCAGCGCGCTGCCGCAGGAACTGCGCCAGGCGTTTATCGACGCCACCCGCACGATCCAGCAGGGCGAAGACGGAAAGTTTACCTACACCGTAAACAAGTAGCGCTATGCCCGGCACACACGCACTGTTAAGCCCATCCGCAGCCCATCGCTGGCTGCACTGCACCGCTGCGCCCCGGCTGGAAGAAAACCAGCCGGACAGCGGCAGCGACTACGCCCGCGAAGGCACCCTGGCGCACGCCTACTGCGCGCGGCACCTCAAACAGTATCTGGGCCTGCCTACCGCCGGCGAAGACGCCGAAATAGGCACGCTTAACGACCAGTACCACACCGGCGAAATGGACGAACACACCGACACGTATAAAACTATCGTGCTGGAACGCTTCAACGCCGCCAGGGCGAAGACCCCGGACGCCCAGCTGCTGGTAGAAGCCCGGCTGGACTTCTCCAAGTGGGTACCCGGCGGCTTCGGTACCGGCGACGCCGTTATTATCGCAGACGGCCTGCTGGATATTATCGACTTCAAGTACGGCAAGGGCGTAAGGGTGGAAGCCCCGGAAAACCCGCAAATGCGTATCTACGCGCTGGGCGCCTACGAAGCCTATAGCTTTGAATACAATATACAGCGCGTCCGTATGACGATCGTACAGCCGCGTTTGGATAACCTTAGCAGCGACGAAATGAGCGTGGAAGACCTGCTGGCCTGGGCCGACAAAGAGCTGGCCCCGAAAGCGCAGGAAGCCTACAGCGGCGAGGGAAAGCAGGCCCCCGGCGAGTGGTGCCAATTCTGCCGCGTTAAGCAGTCCTGCAAGGCCCTGGCGCAGTCCTGCATCGAGACAGCCAAAAAGGCGCAAGACCCACGCCTGCTGACCCCCGAAGAAATAGCCACCAACGTACTGCCTATGCTGGATACCGTGGACACCTGGCTAAAGGGCGTAAAGGAATACACCCTGGCGCAGGCCCTGGCCGGTGTCTCCTACCCCGGCTTTAAGCTGGTGGCCGGCCGGTCTAACCGCGTTATTACCGACGTGGAAGCGGCCCGAAAAACGCTGGTAGATGCTGGCTACGATCCGGTGGCCATTATGAAGCCGCAGGAAATGCGCGGTATTACCGATCTGGAAAAGCTGGTAGGAAAAAAGAAGCTGGCCGCCCTGCTGGAAAAGTACCTGGAAAAGCCGCAGGGCAAACCGGTACTGGCCCCGGAAAGCGACAAACGCGCGCCCTATAACGCAGCTGCCGACGACTTCGCCGGCATCGACACAAACGAATAATACGGCCTGGCGTAATCCAGGAGACGATAAAACATTAACAGTTAAACAGTAGTTATTATGATTACACCCAAAGTAAACGGTACTAAGGTGGTTTTTGGCCCCTGCCGTCTGTCCTACACCCACGTATTTGCCAAGCACAACCCGAACGGCGACGCCGCCGACGGCAAGTACCAGACTAACGTACTTATCCCGAAGTCGGAAAAGGAGACCGTAAAGGCCCTGCGCGAAGCCATCGAAGCCGCAAAGCAGGCCGGTGTCGTCTCCAAGTGGAGCGGCAAGGAGCCTAAAAAACTGGCCCTGCCATTGAACGACGGCGACGACAAAGACGACGAACTGTACGAAGACCACTTCTTTGTAAACGCGAAGTGCAACACCCGCCCCGGCATCGTGGACAGGAACAAACAGCCCATCGTGGACGAAGAAGAAATGTACAGCGGCGTTTGGGCCATCGTGTCCGTTACGTTTTTCCCCTACGACACCAACGGTAATAAGGGCGTGGCCTGCGGGCTTAACAACCTTATGAAGTGGAAAGACGACGACCACCTGGGCGGCCGCGTATCTGCCGAAGCTGACTTCGGAGACGTGGACACCAGCGGCGAAGACGACGAAGACCTGTAGTACCAACCAATGGCGCAGGGCGGCGGCTTTATTACCCTTATGTTTAACAAAGTATTGATACGGTAAATAGTCTAACCAAAAACCCCGGCCAAAGCCCTGCACCTTTTTACCCATTAGCCCTATGAACAGAGAAACAGCCATAGAAATACCCGAAGCCGAAGCCCTGGACGCGCTGCGCCAGGTACTGCGCGAAGAAAGGAAAGCGTACTGGGATGCTCAGGCAAAAACCAAAAACGGCCTTAAGTCTGACTCTTTCCGCCAGCTGGAGAGAGACGGCCACCTAAGCGCCGAATTTTTCCTGGCCGAAGCAGCCCGGATTATGGCGAAGACTTCCAGCCTGTCGGCGGGCCAGCGCGCCTATATTTCTGCCGTTATGGATAAGGCCGTACAGCAGGCACTAAGCAAGCGGGCCGCAGTCAAAGCAGAAAAGGCCGCCAAGAGAGCCGCGGCAGCTAAGGCAAGGAAATCTACCGCCGCGAACAAAAAGCCCGCGAAATCGAACGGAAACGCGGCAAAATCGCACAAAACTACCACCAAATCGAACGCTACGAAGTAATGCACGAACTGGGCATAGATATAGAGACCTACAGCAGCTACGATCTTAAGACCTGTGGCGTATACCGCTACGTGGAAGCGCCGGACTGGGCTATACTGCTGTTTGGCTACGCCGTGGACGGTGGCCCGGTGCAGTGCGTCGATCTGGCCAGCGGCGAAAGCCTGCCGGAAGACGTGCGGGCCGCGCTGACTGATCCCGCCGTAGTGAAGACCGCCTATAACGCTGCCTTTGAACGTGTGAACCTGGGCAAATACCTGGGCCAGCGGTTAGACCCGGCGCAGTGGCGCTGCACTATGGTACGCGCTGCGCGTCTGGGCCTGCCGCTGCCGCTGGGCCAGTGCGGCGAAGTGCTGCACCTGGAAGCCGGCAAAATGAAAGAGGGCGCGGCCCTTATCCGCTATTTCTCCATACCCGGCAAGAACGGCCGGCACTATCCCGCAGACGCGCCCGACCGCTGGGCCACTTTCAAGGCGTACAACATACGCGACGTGGAAGTAGAACAGGCTATTTTAGCAAAGGTGCGCAGGCTGGAAGTGCCGGCCTTTGAAGATGAACTGTACACCGCCGACCAGGAAATTAACGACCGCGGCGTGCTGATCGACCGCCAGCTGGTGGCGAACGCCGAACGCTTCGATACCGAATATAAAGCGATCCTGGCGCACCAGGCAAAGACCCTTACAGGGCTGGACAATCCGAACAGCCCCGCACAGCTCAAACGCTACCTGGCCGATATGACCGGCAGCGAAGTGGAGACCCTAAACAAAAAGGTGCTGGCCGACCTCAAAGACCAGCTGGCCGAATACCCGGACGCGCAGGAACTTATCGAACTGCGCCAGGATATGGCCAAAACCAGCAGCAAGAAATACACGGCTATGCTTAAATGCGTCTGCGAGGACGGACGTATACACGGCCTGTTACAATTCTACGGCGCCGCCAGGACTGGCCGCTGGGCCGGGCGCCTGGTGCAGGTGCAGAACCTGCCACAAAACCACCTGGTAAGCCTGGACTACGCCCGCAGCCTGGTGCGCCGTGGCGACCTGGAAGAATTTACCGACAACTACAGCAACCCTACGCACGTGCTTAGCGAACTAATCCGTACGGCCTTTGTGGCTGCACCGGGCCACACTTTCCACGTGTGCGACTTTTCCGCTATTGAAGCCCGCGTTATCGCGTGGCTGGCTGGCGAAAACTGGGTGCTGGACGTCTTTAGAGAGGGCGGCGACATTTACTGCCGCACCGCTTCTAAAATGTTTGGCGTGCCGGTGGAAAAGCACGGCGCTAACGCCGAACTGCGCCAAAAAGGAAAGATCGCTGTACTGGCCCTGGGCTACGGCGGCGGTGTGTCCGCGCTGGAAGCAATGGGCGGCGCCCGCCTGGGCCTGTCCGAAGACGAAGAAAAGGAAATAGTAAAGCTGTGGCGCGGCTCTAACGACAATATCGTAAAGCTGTGGGCCACCCTGGAAGCGGCAGCCATTAAGGCAATCCGCACCGGCGAAGACGTCCGGGTAAACCGCGGTATCGTAGTGGGCCGCAAATGGGGGATGCTGACTATTACCCTGCCGTCTGGGCGTACACTGTGTTACCCGCGTGTCTCCATCGGCATAGAGCGTAACGACGGCTGGCGCGGCGACCACGAAATTATAGAATATGAGGGCACCAACCAGACGACAAAGAAGTGGGGCAAGATACGCACCTACGGCGGTAAGCTTACCGAAAACGTGGTGCAGGCCATAGCCCGCGATATTCTGGGCATCGTGATACTGCGCGCCCGCGAAGCCGGCCTGCCGGTGGTCTTCCATATCCACGACGAAATTATAGTGGAAGCCGCGCCCGGCCAGACCCTGGAACAGGTGGAAGCCCTGTTTAGCAAGCCTATTTCCTGGTGTACCGACCTGCCGCTGAAAGGTGCCGGCTACACTACACCGTATTACCTCAAAGACTAAAGAAGCGAAGAAATGAAGCGAATTGTACACCTAACCTACGCCGCTATAAAGCGGTACGGTGCGAAGCGCTGGACTGTCCAGCGCGGGACTATCGAAATTAACACTAATTACGTGGTATCCGTCAGCGAAAGCGAATTACAGGGCCTGTACGATAACGGCCGGGACTATCCGTATATCGTCGAGCTGTCAAACGGTACCAAACTGCTTATCTATCTGCACGACTTCGACCCCGCAGAAGAAATCCTGGGCGACGCCGGCGAAGCGTCTAACGAGCGCGTAGCGGATGACGTCTACAGCCACGTATCCTTTTATATGATAAACAAATAAAGCACAAAGCGTATGAAAGTAGCCTTTAATATCCCAGATACTACGGTAGATATTGCCGTAGCTATGATCCGGGCCAAAGCCGTAGACGACAGCCCGCGGGACAAAGAAACCCTGGAACTGGCCATAAGCAAAGCCAAACAGGCCGACTGCATTAACCTGGACAGCGCCGAAGTCTTCGACGACCAGCAGGCAGTAGTCCTTATCGGCCTGGCCGTGGCGGCAGTCTCCGAATGTATGAAATAACCCCTAAAACCCATTAGCAATATGAACGAAAAATTTTTACTGCTGTTAGCAGCACAGGGCGACCCTAAGAGAGCCGCCGCAATCGAAGACTATCTGAACGTAGAAGACTGGCAGAAACTGCCTGCCGGCAAATCCCTGTTTACCCCGCCTGCCGGCGGTTACGTCCCCGGCCCGGAAACCGCGCGGCCCACGATCCAGACCGACGTACACCCGGACGGCATCTACCTGGTATTTGATGGCCAGTCGCCGGTTATCTACGAAAAGTACGTACCTGGCACCGTTACGGAGAATATGAAAGAACGCTGCACCGGCGTAGCAGTGAAGCTGGGCGGTAAGTCTATCTGCATTTCCCTGTACAATATGGCCAACGGCGAAGAAATAACGCTGACCGCCGGCAAAGATACGACCGGCTGGGACGGTTACAAGGATAACACCCTGGACGCCGGCGCCGACTGGGACGGAAAGGGCAACACGGAACACCTTAAAGCCGTGGGCCTTAACCCGGAAATTACCCTGCTGGACGGCCAGTTTATACCGTCCGTGGCGCAGTGGCGGTTTATCTGCCTTTTCCGCAAAGAACTTAACCAGGCCCTGGCCGAAGTAGGCGGCGACGAACTTAGCGGCTGGTACTGGACTTCTACAGAGTGCAGCGCGACGTACGCCTGGTATCTGTATCTTAGCAGCGGTATGTACTACACCACTAAGGCCAGCAGCAGGCTCAGGGTGCGCGCGGTTTCAGCATTTATTGGTTAATCTTTAGTAGTCAGTCTTTAATCTTCCAGGCCCGCCAGCGGGCGGGCCAAATAAAACCCATTAGCGATATGAAAATTTACAGCAGCACCCACAGCAAGACCCGCGTAATAGGCGGCACCGTAGACCCTAACCTGCTTTTCTTTAACCCTAACGACGAAATCCCGCAGCCGCGTTTTAACGACCTGCCGGATAGGTACTACGTTAAGGTGCAGGTACACTTATTCTGGTTTATCTGGCTTACCGTATGGTCTGCGGAAGTAGAGCTAACCGACGAAGCTATGAACGCCGCGAACACCCGCGCACAGGAACTGGCAGACACCCTTAGCTGTACCGGCCTATGAAACCCAAACGCAAGAATGTAGTACAGCTGTCCTTATTCCCTGCCGAACGGCCGGACGTAGTGGAAGTCTGGCAGGGGGGGGGACGGTAGAAAGGTTAAGAAAATGAGAGACAGAAGTAAATACAAGCGCTGCGAAAACTGCCTGTTTTGGCACCAGGACGACGAAGAAAACGGCACCTGCGAAATAATGGAAATTATTACAGATGCTATGCAGTCCGGCTGCATCGACTGGCGCAGCAAGGAAACCGGTAAAGAATAAAATAACAGAACAATGGAAGACAAAGTTTTTGCATTTGAGTTTACCCAGACCGAATTAGACCGGCTGCGCGAAGCTGTCCTGGCTTATTCCGAAGACTGGGACACAGAGAATAACCACCCCTACGCAGACCTGCTGGACAAGATCGGTTACCCAGCTTAGCTATGAAGCAGATAAAAGACCTTACCGAAAAGCAGGTGGCGTGGCTCCAAAAGCACTTCAAGAACACCAAAAACGCCGTACTGGCCGAAAAGCTGGGCATATCCGAAAGCGGCCTGCACAGACTGGCACGCCAGTACGGCTTAAAGAAGACACCGCGTTTTATGAAGAAATGCCAGCGGGCCACTTCCGAAGCTGCCAAAGCGTCGCACCTCAAAAACGGTACATACCCGCCCAAAGGGTACCGGATACCCCGCAGCGAGGAATACCAGTTTAAGAAAGGCGAAACACCGGTGCAGCGCCTGGGCAAGCGCAAGGAAAAAGCCAGGATCGAAAAGGCCGTGGAAAGCCGGAAGAAGACCTACAAGCTGGAACGCGCACGCGCCCTTTTCGGCCTGGAACGCAAAACCAAACTGCACGTAGTGAAGCAGCCATTAAAGAAGATACAGACCCGCTACTACCTGCGCAAGCGCGGCTACATTATCGACGATCCGGCCTTTGTGGCCTACTACGACGAAAACACCCGCCGCGCCGTGAAGATAGAAGCCCGGCCGAAGCAGCAAAGGTATTACGACTTCAAACCAATAACAGAAAGACAATAAAATGAGACAGCCAGACATACACAGAGTACAAAAAGCCATAGCCCACCTGGACGCCGCTAAAAAAGTCCTGGAAAGCATAGACGGCCTAAACCTGGATAACCAGCACTACGACTTTAGGCAGTCTGCCTACGAAGATTTGCAGAACACGAAATGGCATTTACAGGATATGTTAAACGTATAGTTATGTTAGGAAAGAAAGAAGCCCAGCAGCGCATACGGCACCACTACCAGGCGCTGCGCCACGTAGCCACCGGCCACTATGACTGCACCGGCGAAATGATCTGCCGCCACGATCTGGTAGCAACGCGCAACGGCCAGGCCGCTGTCCTATGGGTAGGCGGCAGGTGGATGCTGCGCTACAGTGGTGGCGTGGTTGAGGGATTGAACCAGCACGGCGCGGCCCAGCTGCGCCGCCTGGCAAGATAGGACGTTACGACAATGGCAATTAAATTAAAATACGATTTTGAAGTAGACTTAGCGACCGCCCACAGCCGGTTATCCAAAAAATGGAAAAACCGTATATGGAAGTGGAGCGAAGTAGTAAACAAGTGCGCCCAGACGAAGCGCACCGGCGAAAGCGTAAAAGAGTATCTGAAAATGAGCCGCGAGGAGCAAAGCGACATTAAGGACGTGGGCGGCTTTGTCGGTGGCTACCTTACCGGTGGTATCCGCAAGACCCCTAACGTAATGTACCGCACGCTGGCCACCCTGGATATAGACTACGGTACGCCGGACGTCTGGGACGACTTTACAATGGCTTACGGCTTCGCCGCTATGCTCTACAGCACGCACAAACATACCGAAGAAAAGCCACGGTACCGGCTGGTATTCCCGCTTTCCAGGCAGGTAACCCCGGCCGAATATGAACCGCTTTGCCGCCGGATCGCGGCCGAAATCGGTATAGAACTTTTCGACATAACCACGTACCAGCTGCCGCGCCTTTTCTACTGGCCCAGCACCAGCCGGGACGGCCAGTACGTCTTCCAGTACCAGGATGGCCCCGCGTGCGACGTGGACGCGGTGCTGGCCACCTACAAGGATATTAACGACGCCAGCCAGTGGCCCACGTCTTCCAGAGAGGGCGACGCGATCGCCCACGAACTGCGCAAGGCCGGCGACCCGCTGGAAAAACCGGGCCTTATCGGCGCTTTCTGCCGTGCCTACACGATAGAAGACGCTATAGACACTTTCCTACAGGACGCCTACGAAAAGACCGCCACGGACGGCCGCTACACCTACCGCAAAGGATCGGTGGCCGGCGGCCTGGTGTGCTATGAGGGAAAATTTGCCTACAGCCACCACGAAACCGACCCGGCCAGTATGCAGCTTTGCAACGCCTACGACCTGGTGCGTATACACCTTTTCGGCGTCTACGACGAAGACAGCAAGGTGCAGGATATTTCCCGCCTGCCGTCCAGTCTCAAAATGGCCGATTTTGCCGCCGCCGACGGTGCGGTAAGGCGTCTACTTACCAAAGAGCGCAAAGCGTCCGTAGACGCCGATTTTGACGGCATAGCGGACACGTACGAAGACGATGCCGACAAAGACCCGGACGCAGACAAATGGATGGAAGCTTTGGAATACGACCGCAAGGGCGCCCCGAAGCCTACGACCAAAAATATAATTACGATCCTGGAAAACGACCCTAAACTAAAAGGCCATATATGGCACGATCTGTTTAGCGGCTTCGACCTGGTTAAAGGCGGCCTGCCGTGGGACAGGAAAGCCACCCAGTGGGGCAATAGGGACGACGCTAACCTGCGGGTATACCTGGACGAAAACTACGGTATTAGCGGCAAAGACAAGATAAAGGACGCCAAAGACGCCGTGCTGACGAAGCACCGGGCGCACCCTATCCGCGAATACCTAAGCGGCCTGCAATGGGACGGCGTGCCGCGCCTGGATCGGCTTATTATAGACTACCTGGGCGCGGAAGACACGCCGCTAAATAGGGCTATGACCCGCAAGCACTTTACCGCCGCCGTTTCCCGCGTAATGGCACCCGGCTGCAAGTACGACTACTGCCTGATCCTCACAGGTGCAGAGGGCATCGGAAAAAGCACCCTGTTTGCCGTTATGGGCGGCGACTGGTTTAACGACAGCCTAACTACCACAGAGGGCAAAAGCGGTATGGAGCAGCTGCGTATGGGCTGGGTAATAGAACTTGCTGAACTGTCCAGTATCAAACGCAGCGACGTGGAGCAGGTAAAGAACTACATAACCAGGCGCGAAGACATATACCGCGCGGCCTACGGCAGCGTGGTGGAGAAATACCCGCGCCAGTGCGTCTTCTGCGGCACCACTAACGAAGTGAATTTCCTAAAGGGCGACACCGGTAACCGGCGCTTCTGGGTTATCCCTGTGGACGCATCGCTGCGCCGTTACAGCGACTGGCTGGGCGCGCTGATCCAGGACAGAAACCAGCTTTGGGCCGAAGCCGTCCAGAACTGGCGGGACGGCGAAGCGCTGTACCTGCCGGGCGACCTGGAAGCCGAAGCACGGCAGCGCCAGGAAGACTATAACGACGACGCCGACGACCCGCTGCGCGACCTGCTGGCCGGATTCCTGGAAGCGAAGCTACCGGCCGACTGGGATAGCTGGGATTTGAAGCGCCGGCGGGCTTTCTGGAACAACCCCGACCCGCTGGACGCCACCGGCACCCAGCAGCGTACCCGCGTCTGCGCGGCAGAGTTTATCTGCGAACGGATGGGCCGCGAAATGGCCGACAAGGAATACAAGTACCTGGCACGGAAAGTATGCCGCCTGCTGGATGATACGCCCGGCTGGGAAAGGATAAGCAGCAGCCGCCACGCGGCCCAGCTCTACGGCACGCAAAAAGCTTTCCGCAGGAGCCTGGAAACCTACGACGACCTGCCGCCAGGAGACGACGAAGAATTGTAAACCGAAGCCTGTAAACCGAGTTTACGCGCTTGGTTTACAAGCCCGGCAGGGTGTAAACTGAAACCAAAGCAAAAATTTAGGTTTACACTTTCGGTTTACGGCTAAATGGCTGATATAAAATAAAATGTATGCTTGTAAACTATGTAAACCAAAAAATAATACTAAGTAGTAAAGTAATGTTTTATAGTGGAAAAATACGTAAAAACGTACCTATACCTACAGCCGCGTAAAGTTACGCGCGCACGCGAGAGTTTACAAGCCAGAAATTACCCGAAATGGAAAAGAAGATAGAAAACATAGTGAAGCACGCCGACGTATCGGAAAAGGCTACGGAAGCCTACCTGGTGCGGCGGGTAAAAGACCTGGGCGGCGTGTGCCTTAAGTACAGTAACCCCGGCGTGGTAGGTTACCCGGATCGCGTGGCAGTCCTGCCGGGTGGTGTTACGGTATGGGTGGAAGTTAAGAGTAAAGGCAAGCGCCCTAACAAGATACAGCAGCTGCGCCACGAACAGCTGCGCCGCCTGGGCCACACGGTGGCTGTGGTGGAGAGCAAACAGCAGGTGGACGTCCTGCTGGCTGGTGCGGACTTTATAAGCGGTTTGGAAAATGATCTATAGACCCTACGAATACCAGCGGACTGCTACAAAATGGATTTTGCAGCACCCGCGCTGCGGCCTTTTCCTGGATATGGGCCTGGGCAAGACGGTAAGCACCCTTACCGCCGTGCAGCAGATGATCGACGACTGCGAAATAGAAAAAGTGCTGGTGGTGGCTCCTAAGAAAGTGGCCGAAACCACCTGGACGACGGAAGCGGCGAAGTGGGAACACCTGGCCGGCCTGCGGGTGGTAAAAGTGATGGGAACGGAAAAGCAGCGCCGTTTGGCCCTGGAAAGCCCCGGCGACGTGTACGTAATCGGCCGCGATAGTTTCGTATGGCTGTGCGGCATCTACGGCGGTATGCTGCCTTTCGACGTCCTGGTAATAGATGAGCTAACCAGCTTTAAGTCCAGCAAGTCGCAGCGGTTTAAGGCTATGCGCATAGCCACGCCGACGGTGCAGCGCGTTATCGGACTTACCGGCACGCCGGCCCCTAACGGCCTGGTGGATCTGTGGGCGCAAATGTACTGCCTGGATATGGGCGACCGTCTGGGCAAGTCCGTTACCAGGTATAAGGAAACCTATTTCGACGTCCACAAGTGGAATAACATAGAAGTGCGGGCCACCTGCAAGCCAGGCTGTGAAAAGCTGATCCGGGACAAGATCGCGGATATTTGCCTGTCGATGCAGGCTAAAGACTATTTGCAGTTACCCGATCTGCTGGTACACACCGAAAGGGTGGAGCTGTCCAAAGCCATAATGGATAAATACGCCACCTTTGAAAAGGAAAAGGTACTGGAATTTAAGGCCGAACACGGAAGCGAACCCGCAAACGTGCTGGCCAATTCTGCCGCCGGCCTTATGAACAAACTAAGCCAGTTTGCCAACGGCGCCGTATATGATGAAGACCGCAACGTACACGAAATCCACGACGAAAAGCTGGACAGACTGGCAGAACTGGTGGAAGCCGCTAACAGCCCTGTGCTGGTGTTTTACCAGTACAAGCACGATATAGACAGGATCACCAAAAAGCTAAAGGGCTACCGGGTGGTGGCCTATGAGGGCGAAGCCCAGCTGCTGGAATGGAACGCCGGCAAGATCGACGTACTGCTGGCGCATCCTGCCAGCACGGCTTACGGCCTCAATATGCAGCAGGGCGGCCACTATATCGTCTGGTTTGGTACCGGCTGGAACCTGGAGCTATACCAGCAGGCAAACGCCCGCCTGCATCGACAGGGCCAGCAGTACCCGGTTACTGTGTATAAGCTGCTGTGCAGCCATACCGTGGACGAAAGGGCTAACGCCGCCCTGGAGAGTAAGAAAGGCGTACAGCAGTCCTTATTGGACAGCTTAAACTACTTACTGCGTAAACATAACTTGGAATAATGACTAACCGGAAACGTATAAACGTATCTGTGGACGAAGCGCAGTACCGCAGGCTACAGGCGTTACAGAAAGCGTACGGCTTTAAGAACGTCTGCGAACTAACACGCGCTATGCTGAATATCCTAACCCAGTACACAGATGCTGCGGCCGGGCGCAGGCAGCGCAGGCCGGCTTCCGTGGGCGACGATATACTGGATATGTTTAACGACCTGGGCGACTGGGAAACCACACCCGAAAACGTAAAGAGAAATGGCAAAGGATAAGGACTACCAGCGGCTGATCCATACAGACAGATGGCTAAAGCTGCGACGTGATAAGCTGACGACTACGCCGCTGTGCGAGCGCTGCCAGCAGCAGGGCATCGTAACACCGGCTACGGAAGTACACCACGTTACCCCTGTGGAAGATGGGTTGAGCCTGGCAGAGAAACGCAGTCTTATGTATGACCCGCACAACCTGCGGGCACTGTGCCACGACTGCCACGTGCAGACACACGTAGAGTTAGGCAGGTGCGGGCGTGCAGCAACAAAGCGACGCAACGAAGCACAGGTAGCCGCCGTGGTGGAGAAATTTTTTGGCTAAGGGGGGGGCTATTTTTTAATCGACCCGGTGCCGCTCTAAACCTCGCCCCCAGTTTTGAGCGACGAAAAGTAAAAATTTGGATTTGCGGAACTTTGGCCCAAAGTGGCCGAAACTTACGCCAAATTTCCAAAATCGGCGAAAAATTGACGAAAACGCAAATAAAATTGCACAAAATACCTGTTTTATGGCAGAAAGCGTAAAAACTATTTCCGACTACCGGAAGCAGATTGTAAAGGCCCTTAAGAAAGCCGGCACCTACAGCGCCGGTGTCGATATGCAGATACAGGCCCTGGCCAGCGCGCTGCGGACGCTCGACCTGGCTAACGGCGATATAGACGAACTGACCCAGACCTGGGTAATAGAGGAAACCAGGTACGGCAGCAAGAAAGTACCGCACCCGGCCTTTAAGGTGCAGAAAGACGCGCAGGACAGTGTAACGCGCCAGATGAAAATTTTGGGGCTTACCACCGAACTGCTGGCCGGCACTGACGAAACCGACCCGCTGGTAGAGCTTACCAAAAAGGTAGTGAAGTCCGGCAAGAAAAAACCTGTAGTGGTAAAGCCAGATACTGACTAATGACGGAAGAAGAAAAAGATAGACTGCGGCAGGCAAAGGCCGACGTTACCGCTGCGCTGGCAGCTGTGCGTATAGAGGACTACCGCCTGGGCGAAGTGGACACCCGGATAGAAGACTACGTACGCAAGGTGGCCACCGACCCGGACGGCCACAACCTGTACGAACAGCTGGCCGTGCTGCGCTTCTTTGGTTTCTGCCGCCGGTACGGTATCAACGTAACCGAAGTGCAGCGGTTTTTTACCCTGTACGAAAGCCTGTACTTTCCTGGAAAAGCCGGGCTGCAAACCTACCTGCTTACGCCGGTGCAGGCTTTCCAGTTTGCCCATATCTTCGCTTTCTGGCAGGATGGCAGGCGGGTGGTACGTGAAGTGTGCCTGTACGTCCCGCGCAAGTTTTCCAAGACCACCAGCAGCGCTTCGCTGGCGGTAAACGATCTGCTGTACGGCGATGCTAACGCGGAATGTTACACCGGCGCGAACTCAAACGATCAGGCTAAAAAATGCTTCGACGTGATCCGCGGCTGTGTCCGGAAGTTAGACCCCCTGGAAAGGCGGTACCGGATAAACGAAGAATCCATAAAGAGCAAGCGCACCGACCGGCAGGCTTTCTGCCAGTGCCTTACCGCGAACGCCCGCACCAAAGACGGACTGAACGCCAGCACGGTAATTATGGACGAATTTAGCCAGGCCCTGGACAGCGACCTGCTGACGGTGCTAACTACGTCTATGGGTGTGCGTGAAAACCCGCTGACGGTTATAATTACCACGGCGTCGGACGTCTTCGATGGCCCCTTTTACGAAATGCTGCAAGGCTACAAAGCCCTGCTGCTGGGCGAATATGAAGACGACAGCGTATTTGTGCATCTTTTTGAACCAGACCTGGACGACCCGGAAGACAGCGAAGACACCTGGCGCAAGGTACACCCGCACTTAGGCGTAACGGTGTCTATGGACTTCTACAGGCAGGAATACAAAAAGGCCGTGCGTAACGGATCGGAAGCTATGCTGGCTTTCCGTACTAAACTGCTGAACGTGTACGCAGAGAATGAGCAGCGCAGCTGGATAAGCAGCACCCTGGCGCGCTCCATATCCCGGCCTATGCCGCTGGACGCCATAAAGGGACGGCCGGACGCTATGGTAGCTATCGACCTGTCGGAAAGCGACGACTTTAGCGCCGTTACGATGGGCCTATACAACCAGGCGCAAAAGTCTTTCCACTTCCATACCGCCTACTTTTTCCCTGATGGTGCGCTGGCTGGCCACCCTAACGAAAAGCTGTACCGCACCTGGGCCGACAAAGGCTACCTGCATCTAACCCACGGCGACGTTATCGACTACCGGGCTATCGTGGAATACATACTGTACCTTAACACGCTGGTGCGTATTCTGGGCATCGGTTACGATCCCTGGAAAAGCCAGGAAGTAATAAATATGCTGGCGGCCAGTGGGGCCGGTAACGTGATAAAGGGCGTACGCCAGACGTACGGCAACTTTACGGCCCCTGTAGAAAGCTTTGAACACGGCGCCAAAACCGGCCACGTGTTTATTAACGACAACCCGATAAACGCCTACTGCTTCGGTAACGCCGTGCTGGATACCGATAAACTGGAAAACTGCAAGCCCATAAAGCGCAAGGCTACGCAGAAGATCGACGGCGTTATTACTATGCTTATGACACTGCGCCTGTTTATTGACTATGAAAGGTAAACGCTATACCCTGGCCACGATCCAGCCCGGCGACACTTTCCACCTGTTTAGGGATAAGTGCCATTTTGTCGGCACGCTCAAAGATGGGCAGGAAACCTTATACACGTACTGGCGGTGGAACCGGTACAGCCGCCGGCGTGTCTATGTAACGCAGCCCGCCTGGGCGTTTGAACTGGATTTGGCCTATGCAGTTTAAGGTTTATAGCAGGAAGTACCGGGACGTTATGGCGGCCTATGGCCGGTACCTGGCACCGTACTACGACAGGGCCGCGTGCTATGAGTACCGCGAAGCCGTTATTAACCTGGAAACCGTGGGCGACTTCTGGGAGCTGTGGCAGAGCATCGGCCAGCCTGTCCAGATGGACGGTAACCGGCTTATGATCTGCGACGCGCCGCCGGACTTAGACGCATATATGCACAGGCAATAAAAAGGCCCGCCGTGGTGGCGGGCTTTCCTATTCGATACCGTGCTGCTTTGCCAGCTGGGCTATAAAGCCGTCCAGCGCTTCGCCTATGCCTACGCCCTGGGCGCGTAGGGCATCCACCCGGCGCCTGGTGGCTGGCGCGATCATTACCGTAAAGTTTACGCGGGCGCCGTCTTCCGTCTTCCGCTTCCGGCCCGATCCAGGACGGACACCGCCGCGCCTGTCCAGCACGAAGTCTTTGTATATTTTGCCGTCGTCGGCCATAAACCGGGTGCCGTCTTCGGACAGCCACCCGGTTACCGTCTTACCGTTTACTGTAGCTTTCATAATGTTAGCTGTAAGGGTTATAATGTTAGTAACTATAAGCCGTAAGCGTTATGGCAGAATTTATCCAGGTTATCGGAAATATAGGCGCCGTAGATAACCTTTGCGGCAGTGTCCCTGTCGTTTTGTTCAGTGTAGCCGGATCGGTAGGGCGTGCCGTCGGTGGGCTTTACCTCAAAGCCGAAAAGAAAGCCAAAATCTTTGCAGGGGCGCAGCAGGGTAACGTCGATAACTGCTTTTTCAAACTTGTAATCCATATCTTTTGTGTTTTTGGGCCGGTTTCCCGGCCCCGGTTTAACTTCTTAGGCTTCTACAAATTTGCAGGTGTCTGCTTTTTCCAGGTTGAAGAAGTCCACTTTAACTTTGCGAACCTTAGCGCGGCGGCGGGCTTCTTTGTCTTCGATGCTTTCGGCGTTAAGGGCTTTTCCGAAGATGGCCAGTAATTCGTCGTTTGAGAGTGTGCAGTAATTTGTTTCCATATCTTTTCTTGTTTGTTTCTGGGTACAAAGTTAAGCATTATTTTTGATTATCCAAATGGAAAACCAAAAATTTTTCAAGAAATTTTTACCGCTTTTTGCCTAAACACACCACAACGCACCGAAATACAACGAATTACGCCTAAAATTTGGGTGCCAAATTTCCTTTAGCGCAGGTTAAAGTAGAGGGACTACGTAAAAGACCTTTTGCTAATGGGATTTTTTAGGTACATACTGGATTACTTCAAGCGCGAAACTGCCGCGGCCGACAAAGCGGCGGCAGACCAGCCGCTTACACCGCGCCAGGGCGGCACGTGGTGGCCGTCCTACAGCGGCCAAACGGCGCTGTGCGTGGCCACTGTGTACCGGTGTGCAAAGCTTCTGGCCGAAA